AACCGCTTCTTCCGTGATGGAGAAGCCGAGAGCAATGGTCTCGTGGTTGTAACGAGCCGTCCAAGCTTCCTGCGCGTTGTCATACGCAATGGCGGCACCCTCGGCCTTCACCGGGGCAGCGGAGAATCCGCTCAGCTTCGTCTCTTCTTCAAAGGAACGCTCGGAGGTCTCAGTCTCGTAGATCTCCTTGTGCTCCTCACCATAGGTCTTGTACTCAAGGCCGAACAGGGCATTCAAGCCCGGCAGGAGCTCTTTAAGTAATTGTGCACGTGAAATAGCCATGTCTTAGAACTCCCTATTAAAGTCCGACCGGGTTGTTGTAAGCGTGGCCGCCCGTGATGACACCGGAATCAACGTACGGAGCGTTGAACTTCACGATGACTTCTGGGTAGTACACGGTACCGCTTACATCGAACGCCGTATCCGGAACCACATCAACGATGCGAATCGGCAACGAAGCCGTGACAGCCGCCGACGCGAAGAGGAGACCCTGTTGTGAGTCGCCAGTCGTCGTGTTCAGCGTGTTCGCCACGAGCGGCACGTTCAGGCCGATGTCCGTGTACTGGAATCCGGTCGAGGTCGAAACCACGAGCGAAGCAGTCACGCCAACCGCTTGGAAGAGCGTGTTCGGATCATCAGCGACGTACGCCGTGATGTAGGTGCCAGACTTAACCGACGTACCCGAGATCCAAGCCTGCGAGTAGGTCGGCTGACCCGTCACAGAGGACACGAACGTGCAACCCAAGAACACACCAGCAAAGCCGGTCGTCGGGGCAGTCGTCGTTTCGGTCGTCACAGCTACCGTGCCGTCATTCACGAACTTCAGCGGGTCACCGAATCCGATGCTTGAAGCACCAGAAGCGATGCGACGCTGACGGGTCGCTCCGGCAAACGGCAGTCCACCGATCAGATTGACCGGTTTCAAGCCATACGGCTTGCTAACAGTAGGATATGCCATTGATTACTCCAAAATAAGTTTATTTACCTTTGCCGAACGAGACCGTCGTCTTTCTCTCGTTAAAGAGCGGCATACGCTCATCGTTCAGCCTCATAAAGTTGTTGTCCACAGACTGCATCTGAGACTGAGCTTGCTTGGCGTAATAATCATCACGCTGCTTCATCAGTTCAGCCGGAGCCTTACAGAGCAACAATCCGCCAATCTCAATGTTGTCTTTAAAACGTCCATTAGGATCAGCTTGCATCATCAGCTTGGGTTGTTCAGAAGCCTTAACCGGCTCCCATCCTTCCCGAAATTTTGCAGACGTATTAGAGGGATCTGCTTGACCCATAATACTGGTCCGTATCCAGCGGAATACCCAGCCTTCCTGCGGCTCCGGTTCAGGGAGCGTTTGGGGCGGGGACCACGTCATCTTTCGTTGCGTGGATTCTCGATTCTCGATTTCACGAGCGAGTCTGTTCTCAGCCATTTTAGTTAGCCTCCAGTTTCATAAGTTCACGTGCGTACTGTTCGTTGCTCAGACCCAGTCTTTTGGCGATAGCAACTTGAGTCGGTGTCAGGCGGACCTGACGCGGCGCGGTTCCCCGCGTTACCGGAGCCACTACATTGGCTGGTTTTGTGCGAGCGGGCTTCTGTGCCTGCTTCGTTTGAGTCGGCTCATCCTCTTCGGCGTCGTCGAACGCTTCAGGGAATCGCTTCTTCATAGTCTCATCGACTCGGCGGTAATACTCGTCAGAGCGAGGATCTACACCAGACCGGACTAGTTTTTCGTGCAGGCCGAGCGCGAGGGCAGTCATCTCCTCGTCTACGCCAAACCAAGTATTTTTGTCCCTCCACGCGACGGCTTTTGGGTCCGCCTGTGGTTCGGGAGCCGCTTGGGGCGTCGGTACCTGTTGAGGTCGTTCTACCCTCTCTTCGTCTTTTTGTAAAGAGGGCTGATATCGTTGGAAATTTTGGATACGAAGTTTCGCATCCGTCAGTTTGTCTTGGGCTTCGGTAATCTGCTCAGAGTCGCCAGTCTCGTACGCCTGCTTTAGACGGTCTTTAGCCATCTTGAGGTCACCCTCGGCGTAGCGAAGTGCTTCCTGCAAGAATAACTTCTCACTCTTAGCCGTCTTCTCTTTAGCTTGCCGAAGCTCCTGCTCTCGGATTTGAGCAAACCGAAGAGCTTCTTCACGCTCTCGGATAGCTCGCTCTTTTTCCCGGCGCTCATCGTGCCAGACCTTTTTCATCTGAGAGAGACGCTTCTTGACCTTTTCGGAGTACTCCTCAAGGTCGTCGTTATCGAGTTCCTCTACAACCTCCTTGGGCATAGGGACTCGGCCCCGGTCTTCTGGCGGGGTATCGTCTTCGATTTCGACTTGAATATCGTCGCTATCTTGTTGATTTACTTCAGCTTTTTCTTCAGTTTCATCAGGGAACTTAAATTCTTCGCGCTCAATAGCCATGATGTTTTACCTCAAACGCGACGGATGCCACGGGGATCGTCTACAACTGCTTCCACCGTGTCGTCGTTAATGATGCGGAACTCACGTCCGTGGATGACCAGCCGGGTACCAGCGTAGGGACGGGTCAACACAAAGTCGCCCTCCTTACACCAAGGCCCAGTCGGAAAGCGGTCTGCGTCCTTGTAGCAAAGGTCACCCATCTTGATGACGAATAGGACGACCGTGGTCAGTTCCTCCGTCCGCTTGGTGTCCTCAGCCTTAATGATGCCGCCTTCGTACTCCTCTTCTACGTGCGGAACCGCACAGAGAATTCGATACCCTTTCGGGTCTGGTAGCTGTGAAGCCTTTTTGGCTTCTTCTTGTGTCTTCTCAATGTCGATGTTACTCACTCGTCCTCCAGTCTTTTTGCAAGGTCTTTAGTGTGGTTTATAGCGAGGTCCAAACCTTGAAGAGCCCCGCATAACCTTTTGTACTCACCTTCATCCAATTTGCCTTGGATGAGGCTTTCTATAATCACGATGCGCTCCTCCTTGAGTTTTGTCTCAAGGTAGTCCAGAGCGTTTGAATAACCCATTAATTACTCCTTTGGTTGGCCTTCTTTCCTTGATCTAGGACTGCTAGCCATTGGATTGATCCGGCGCTGTTCCTGTTGGTCCTTCGCCTTGGCAATCTCAACACCCAATCGCGTCCCTTCAAGTTGCTGGTAGTTCGACTCTTCCGCCTTGTGCTGCTCAATCTCCGCACCGAGACGGGCGGCTTCAAGCTGCTGACGGCCAGAAATTTCTGCTTCTCTAAGTCGATTGATGTCTTCTTTGGCGGCTGCATCGAGCAGGATCTGCTGCTCTTTGAGACGAAGCTCTTCTTGTTTGGCCTGAGCTTCCATCTGTACTTGCATCTGCTTGGTCTGGGCCTGCATTTGTTTGATCTGCAAGTCCATCTGCTGCATCTGAACCAGCGGGTCCTGCATCTGCTGCATCGCCTGCTGCATCTGCACTTCGGCCTGATCTTTCTGCAGGAGTCTTGCCGCTGCCGCAGCACTGATCTGAGATAGTTGAACCTCGATCTCTGGCGGCAGGTCGTACTCGTCGTTGTCGTCTTGCGGAAGCGGCGGGAGGCTGGCACCCAACTGCTTCTCGATCTCGCGGCGGTATTGGAACGCCACGTGCTCCATGATGTGCGCCTGCAGAGTCTGTGTAATCTGCTGTGCCATCGGATTCTGTCCAATCATCTGAGCCATCTTCGGGTCTTGTCCCAGAGCCATGTGCACCGCGATGTGTGCTTCGTGGTCTTGGTACATAAACGCCTTGAGCGGTTTGCCCGTCATCGCATCCATGTTTTCGGTGACCGGATCGCGAGGCTTCTGGTCCTCCGGCATCGGAATGATCTTATCGACGTTCTTCACACCAAGCGTTTCGATCATCTGACGATGCAAATATGGTAAGTCATAGAGTTGCGGCGCTGTCTGGCTCAACTGCAATACGGCTTGGTACTGCACCACCTTCTGCGACATGGTGGACGCGTTCGGATCAGAGACCGGAATGACATCGACGTTGTCGTAGTCTGACTTCTTCGCACTCGCCTTGCCGACTTCAGGCTCGTAGCTGTACTCATCAGGCGTGTTGTCTCGGATGATGTTTGCGAGAAGTTTGAACTCCTGCTTCATCGCGTAGTACACGCGAGCCTGCACCGCCGTCATGACCTTCAAAACTCTTTCGAGTACGGCCAAAGTAGTACCAACCGGAGCCTGCGAAGACATATCAGAGATCTTCAAATCCGACACTGCCGCAAAGCGACGGCCTTCCTCGACCACTCGATCCATCAACATCGCAAGGGTTTGCGACGGCTCCTTATACGGAAGCGGCAGGATGTTGTCTTTGATCGCGCCCGAAGGTACGTCTACGTCTCGGAACTCTCCCGGTGCAATCGGAGTATCGTCTCCCTTAATTCTAAGTCCTCTAGACTTGAGTCCTCCGGGGAGATTACTGAGGGTTCCGGCATCAATGAGTTGTCGAAGGAGGGACGTTGCAGCTTTACTATGTCCCCCGATAAGGTGAATAAGGCCGAAGTAGTAAAATCCAAATCCGGGTATGTATCCGTAGTGGACGAAGTGTTGTCGTTTCTCTTTGAGCTCATCATCTTCTCTCCAGTTCCGACGAATCGCCAGAACCGTGCCTGTGCCCTTCTCAATCGTCACTACGTACGGTAGTGCAATCCCTGTTTCATTGTTGTCATCATCAACGTCGGGATAGCCCGCCAAGTCCAAGTTGACGTGCATCTCCAGCAACTGGAACCGGTCGTCCATCGATGCCGAGAACCCTTGGTCCTCCGCCTTCTGCTTCTCCACCTCGTCCATCGTGCGAACCGGATCACCCAAGTCCACATCCCGATAGAACCCAGCGTACTGAAGCTTGGCTAACTCATTTTTCGTCTTACGCATCCGGTGCGTAACACGCTCCGCTGTATCGAGATTCGCAGCACCGTACGGCACCACGATATCTTCGGCGGGAATATAGATCGCAGTCTGACGGCCCAACGACGGGTCGTAGTACACCTTCTTGAACGCGTTACCCGCAAGCGACATGCTGAGCAACATGCGCTCGTGCTCCGGGCGGTACTCCTTCATCACCTCAGTGAGTTGATAGTTCATGTCATCCGCAACGCGGATCGCCGAATCTTTCTTCTCCGGGGTCTCCTTGCCGACAATCTTGGTCTTCACCGGACCCATCGCCGGGAACGTCTCCATGATCGTCTCAGACTGGAACTTGACCGCGCTCTCCATCAAGAGCGGATGGAACACACCACACGCACCCGGCCACGGCTCTGTCCGATCTTCGTATCGGATACCCAATATCTTCAGACCTTTGACGTACGTATCCAGCCAATCTTTGCGGCTCGCCAAGTCCTGCTCGTAGTGCCCGATCAACTCAGAGGCCATGCTCTGCAGTTCACTCTCGCTCATGTACTCAGCGAGGTTGGCATCAAAGTCCTCAGCGCGAGGCTCAGCCTTCTCCAACTCGATCATCATCCCATCGACGCCGATCCGCACTTCTTCCGGATCAACGATCTCAATCTCAATCGGCTCCATCTCCGCAGCCATAGCCGCGATGCCTAGGGGAGCCTCCATCAAACTTTTATCGACGGCCATTTAAATCTCCTAATAGAACCCAGCGCCTCGGTGGCTCTTGAACCATCTCGTTGGTTCCGGCTCATCCGATGGCAACCTGATAAAGCCCCCCTGCCGAAAGCGCAGTAAGGCGAGCGTGGTCGCGTCCACCAAGTCGTCATTCGACCCGGAGGGGAAATCATTACACTCCTCCGCAACCTCCCATGCCCAACGCCTGTCAGGCACCCAAACTATACCCGCCGAAAAGAGGTCCGTCACCGCGTTAACTCGACTGATCTTATCCTGACCCTTACCCGGCGTGAACTCCGATATCGGTACACCCATGCGCCTCATCTCTTGGTAGAGCGCCGCGCCGTTAGACTTCTTTTCCACGATAAAGCTGTCTGGGTTCCACTCCTTGTACTGCTCCAGCACCAAGGCTTTCAGGTCCGGAAACTCCAACCGCTCTTTGATCGAGTTCAACAGAATAATGTTGTAGTTCTGCGTGCTCTCGTTCTTAAACACACCCCACGTGAGCAATGCGTTGAAGTCCGCACGGGTGTTCTTTTCTTGGGCGGCGTCCAAAGACATGATGATGAACTCGCACGATGGCGGGGATTCTGCCTCCCACACCTGCCACCACTCCCGCTTGATGAGCGCACCCTCTTCGGAGGTCGGCTCCTGCATGTACTGGGCTTGCCAATACCGCACGTCCATACTGGCCTTTTTAGCCAGCAATTCATCAATACCCCAGAACTCAGGCCATAACGGCTTGTCGTTCAGAATCGCAGGAAATTCCACCACTTCCCACTCATCCGCGTCCTCGTTCTTGGTCATGTGATCGATGATCTTGCCCGTCAGATCCATCTTCGACCAACGCGTCATCACGACGATGATCGCACCGCCCGGCATCAATCGTTGTACGGGACCTGACTGGAACCACTCCCAAGCCGGTTCAAAGACATCCGCACGTCCTTGCTTAGCTTCTTGCTCAGAGTGAGGATCATCAATAATAAAGAGGTCGGCACCGCGACCAGCAAGAGCACCGCCGACACCAATAGCGAAATACTCACCGTTAAAATTAGTGCCCCAACGAGAAGCACTTTTTGAATCAGCCTGAAGCTCAACGGTAGGGAAAATATCACGGTACAGGTCACTCCCGACCAAGTTACGTACACGACGACCAAAGTTCACCGCCAAGTCGGCAGTGTGGGAGGCCATGATCACCTTCTTCTGCGGGTATTTCCCCAGAAACCACGCTGGAGCAAGGTAAGAAATCATCTCAGACTTACCATGTCGCGGGGCGATGTTCACGATCACCCGCTTCTTCTTGCCTTCGGCTATTTCCTCGAAAATCTTGGCGAGGCGGCGGTGGTGTGGGCCTACCTTATAGCCGGGATACACGTGGTGGATGAAATCGAGGAAAGAATCCTTACCCAATTTCTGCGTAATCTGGCTTTGATACTGCTTGAGGAGGTCGGCAACGCGCCGTTTCTCCTTATCCTGCATATTCGGTAAGGCTTTCCTTAGCTTTTCAAGGTTTTCGGCGGTTAACTGCACGGTTTTAGTCGTCAACGAGAGACTGAAGGCCCATTTTTTCCTTGCCCCACAGCCCAATCGGGCACCACGTGTCGGCAAGACGGGTTTTTCCCTGAATAATGCAGCCGCAACGCTTGCAGATACCCATTTTGTTGTGCTCGCAGTCCGAGCAATGTGACAAACGCTCCTCTACTACCTCTTTAGAGGCCAACAACCTACCCATTTGTCACCTCTTTTTCCTCAACGACCTTGTATTCGATGCCTTCCAGCACCGACAACAACTCCTTTTCTACTTCTTCGATGGGCTTAATGATGTGTGTGGTCTCGGTTCGCTTCTTGAAAGCATCCACACCGTCCACTTCACCGAGCTTAGAGAGCGCCTGAATGCGGGTTTTGCTCTCTGAGGCGTTGTTGTACTCATCCAGCAGGGCGTTTACGACGAAATTCTTCAGTTGGACGAGGTCTTCGACCACTTCAAAGTCGTATTTTGCGACCATTCCGGCCAGCACCGCCTTGGTACTGTCCCGTAATGCATTGTAATTCGGGCGGGTTTTCGGGTTTTGGATGATGTCCTTGGCAATTTTCTTGCCTTCCTCTACATCGGAAAGATCCACCTGCAGGGTGGTGCCGGTCATCTCACACAAATCGGTCAGGGTATGGGCTATCCCGTCCAGTTCTTCACGGGCAGATAGCTCCGGCAACGCGTCGGTCGCGTTCTTAGGAAGAGGGATGCCCTCTTCTATGTCGGGTACATGTGGGTTCATCTGCATGGGGTTTGGCCCAAGTTGTTGGATATATAGCACAGAAAATGGGATGGAACCAAATTTAAAGGGGGGTGGGTTTCTATACAGGAGGGGTGGGGGTGGAGTGCAACGAAATACTAGAGTGAGGGGGACTTGGGAAAAATGTAAATCGTTTGTGCAAATTCAGGGGTATGGGGTGCGGACGGGGGCCCCAAAAAATTTCGGGGGGTGGCGGGGGAGTGGGGTCGCGCTGCCAAGATTTTGCAATATAAGTTACGATACGTATAATAGAAATCGTCGAGGCAATACCGCCCGACACAAACGGAGAAAAGCATATGACTATCTACATCACGAAGTACATCCACGTCGAAGTTCCTGACTATGAAGTCGAAGTCGAGATTGAGCCGGAAGAGGTGCTCAATGAAATTGACAGCGATGAGTTGCTGGATCACGTGATCGACAACTGTGATGCCGAGACAATTCTCAGCAAGTTGGACACGATGAGCATCATCGAGCATCTCATAAAGCGTGACAGCCTGCCGCGCCTGCTGCGCCGCATCGCTGAAGGTTTGGAATCAGTCGGTTAACCACAACGGGCGGGACTGCAAACCGCCCACTCTTTTGGAGAAAGCAAATGCCTAGATTCGGATGCGGTAAGGACATCGTCGTCTACGTTCCCACACGGTATGACTACAAAGAGCGCAAGGTTACGTGTGGCAGCACTGCATATGACGGCGGCGTCAACCAGTGTGAAGAGTGTGAACAGAAGCACTACGTACCATTGCCCTACGATGAAGAGGGCGACATGGAGTGGTACGCACGTGTGACTGGCGAGTACTAACCAACACGGGCGGGACTGCAAACCGCCCATCTTTTTGGAGAAAGCAAATGCACATTAATGACGTTGTATTGAGTCTGAAGTTTGACGGTTTCTGGTACACGTATCACATGATGACCTCGATGCCGTACAACGACAGTCGCACGGATGCACTCTGGAAGATATGGGTTGCACGGCAGCATATGCTGCACAAGGATGGACGCTCGATGCGTGAACGATTTGTTGACTGGGCTCTTAACTAGGAGAAAGCACATGAATATGTTTGACGCAGTGATGATTGCTGAAGGCGAGATCGAAGCAGACGAAGACAAGCAATTGGAAGCGTGGCAGTTCCTACATGACTCAGGACTCGCCTACCAACTGCAAGGCTGGTTCGGGCGCAAAGCACAAGAGTTGATCGAAGCAGGATTTATTCGAGAGTAATTCTCCGTGGAGCAGGGACTTCAAACCTGCTCCTTTTTCTTTGGCCTCAAATTTTTGATACCAGTTATGCGTGTGCGCGACCGAGCGCGTGTGGGGGAGAGGGCGCGGGAGAATTTGTGTCACCAATCTCGATTCGTATAATAGAAATTGTCGAGGCAATACCGCCCGACGTTAAGGAGGAAAGCATATGAAGATGATTCAAGAAGCCAATCGTACCGCCCGCAATCACGTGAAGCGTACAACCGCTATCATCAAGCGCGATTCAAAGCGCGTGGCGCAGGTGCTCAAGGCACTGATGAAAGCGGGTATCAACGTCACAAACGTCAACATAGACAGTAATTCGTACAACATCTATATCGCGGGATCGCGTGCGGATCTGGATATCATGTTCGGCGTACTGCGCCGTGAAGGTTTGAATCCGGCTTCAAGACCGAAAGAAAAAGAATCGTATTACTCCACGTACTGGGATTTCCCAGAAACGAAATACGAATACGTCTGGGTTTACTTCTCGTCCACGTCGTGCAAACGCGTGCAGGTGAGGACTGAACTGCAGGAAGTGCCCGTCTACGAGACGGTGTGCGAGGACTGATCCTCCGGGGTCGGGGAGCTTCGGCTCTCCGGCCCTTTTTTATTGCCCCTACGATTTGATACCAGTTATGCGTGTGCGCGTGAGCCGGGGAGGGCCTCGCGTGCGTGGGCTTGCGTACGTTTAAATTTTGCAACATAAGTTGCGATTCGTATAATAGGAACCGTCGAAGCAATCCCGCTTCGGCTTTATCGGAGAAAGCAATATGTGGAAAGTATCAACGGCTGACGCGCTAGTAGGCGGACTGTCCGCGCCCGGCAAGATGCCGTGCAAGTCTTTTTCGATTAGTGCGTTCTTGTGTCAGACCGGCGGGCGTCTGGCGAAAATTCTCAACTCAGTCTGCGCGATATGCTACGCACGCAAGAGCCGCTATATGTTCGCCAATGTTCAGGCTGCGTTGGCCCGCCGCATGACGGTGCTTGCGCGTGCTCTGGCTGACCCAGTGTTCCGGGCTGAGTTCATTTCGGCGATGTCGTTCCTGATTGCCCGCTCGCCTTGGTTCCGCTGGCACGACTCGGGTGATCTGCAATCGAGAGCGCACTTTGCTCTGATCTGCGACATCGCACGGGCTACGCCTGACACGGTGCACTGGCTCCCGACGAAAGAGCCGCGCTATGCAAAGGGTGACATCCCGAGCAATTTGATCGTTCGGGTATCGGCTCCGCACATCGACCAGCCCGCGCCTACCGGCCACGCGTACACGTCAACGGTGGTATCGGATAAGAGCAAGGCGACGTGCCGGGCTTTCGAGCGCCAAGGTAAGTGTGGCTCATGCCGGATGTGCTGGGACCCCACGGTCAAGAATGTCGCTTATTACCAACACTAACCAATGGGGGCTTCGGCCCCCTCTTTTTTGCTGCCGACGCTTTGATACCAGTTATGCGTGTGCGCGAGGGGGTGGGGGTTTTTGCGAAGCCCCGGTTGCGTTTGACTTCGGGCTTCCGATTCGGCAGCGCATTTAAACGCCACGCGAGCAGCGCAAGGGGCTTTGTGCGGTTTTGTGCGGGTCTCTGTGCGGCTTTGTGCGGTTTTGTGCGGACTAAAAAGCGAAACCGCACAAAATTTTTTCTCCGTAAGTACTTGATTTACAAAGCAAAAACGACGTTTGCTCAAAAGTTTGTGTAGCTTGTGCGGTTTTTTCTGAGAGGGGGGCTCCGAAAACGGAGTCGGCAGGGGAGGAAGAGGGGGAGCCGCAAGTGCATGACATAGCCCGCCGGGAGACCCCCTATTTCAAAAAAAGCCGCACAAGCTACACAAACTAACTTTTCTTATAAAATAATAATAATAATTCTCTATATAAAACAATAACTTACCCGCGCCCAAACCCCGTTTTTCTTGTGCAATTCCATAACTTCCAAATCCGCACAAATTCCCCAAAAACCGCACAAGCCACACAAGCCTTTCCGCACAAAACAAATACATGGCAAAAAAGGTAGGTATCTGGGGTAGACGGCGCTTTAAACGTTCTATAACATTCATTCCACAACGCAGTCACGGTGACTGCTCAACAGGAGAAGCAATCATGCAAGGTGAACTCAACGCAACGAACGCCCTGACCCGGTTCCACCAACCGGCTATCGATACATACCTGACCATCGTCTACACCCGGTTCTCTGGAGCCACGAACACGCAGGGCAGCCGGATCATCGCGACGAGCAACTACTTCGGCAAGAAGGCCAAGGTCGCCCACAACTACCTCCATGAGTATGGCGGCACGGAGAACCACCTGACGGCAGCATTTAAATTCATGGGCAAGCACTACGGGGACGCTGACCGTCACAACTTCGAACTGATCGGCATAAGCGACAACCCCACAGGCAGCGGCATGGCCTTTGTCTTCAAGCGAGCGGGAGTCTGAACATGGAGAACGAAACCCGACAGTACTGCGTGACCGTGAAGGTATGGGTCTGGGCAGAGGATGCTGACCATGCCAAGCAGATTACGGTGGACGACATGAATTATCTCTGTGGCCTCGACACTCCCGTTGCCGGGTTCGATGTTGGAGCCGTGACCGAAGACAAGGAGCCATAACATGACACGCGAAGAATGGTTGAACGCCGGACTCGACGCCCTCCGCCCGTGGTTTGAGGAGAAGGCCAAGGTCAGCATCCCTCTCGACACTCGGGTCTCTGTCGGTTTCCCCGGCGGCGGCTCCGCCCGTAAGCGGATCGGGGAGTGTTGGGCTCGCAAGATGTCCAAGGACAACGTCAACGAGATTTTCATCAACCCGACACTCTCTGACCCCGTGCAGATGCTCGATGTACTAGCCCATGAGGCGATCCATGCCATCGACGATTGCGTCAGCGGGCACAAGGGGGAATTTAAACGCATCGCCAAGGACATCGGTCTTGAGGGGAAGATGACCTCGACCCACGCCGGGGAGATGCTGAAGGCCGAGTTGGAGCGGATCATCAAGACGCTGCCGACGCTGACCCACGGGGCGTTGGACTTGAGTAAGCGGAAGAAGCAGCCCACGCGCCTTGTGAAGTTGGAGTGTGACGGCTGCGGCATGATCCTGCGGACAACGTCGAAGTGGATCGAGGAGACGGGGCTTCCGTCCTGCGCTTGCAGCGGCCACTTCTACTGCGCTTGACAGGGATTTAAACCCGATCAATAATGCAACATACCTTACACAACGGAGAAGCAAAATGATTCCTTTAAAGAACACCGAGAAGGGCAGGAAGAAGGACTTGGGTGCGCTCTACGGCAGGGCACTCGACAAGCACAACGAACTGGAGCGAGACCTCGCTCGGATCATGAACCGTTGGCAGAAGTCCCGTGCTCTGCTCAAGCGGATCGAGAAGCGCATGGACGAAGCACAGGCAGCCTTGTGGGATGCGAACGCAGCCTACCTTAACGATTCAATTTAAATCAGGAGAAGCAACATGGGTAACTATTGGAACGGCGACGGCAACTACCAGACCCTCGCAGAGCAGTTACAGAAACTTGTGCCGGGAGTGGGGCGGGTACAGAACCCAGAGCAGAACCCTGCGCTTGAGAAGTTCCGGCTCTACGCCAATGCGTACTACGACATCTTCAACAACGGGGGGTGTAACTACGCCAAGGACATCTACCGTTGGTTCCCCGGCGCGATGAGTCTCGCCAAGCGAGAACGATGGGACGCGATCTTACCCATCACCGAGCCGCGCATGGACAAGATCATTCTCGCCGCTGCCAAGGAGCAGGGGCTGATCACCGAGGAGCAAGCAGCATGAAGAAGTTTGTAGTGTCGCTCGCCCGGATCGAGCATCGGATTTACCAGATCGAGGTGGAGGCAGCGGATGCCATCGAGGCAAGAGAGTTAGCCGACGAGATGTGGACGGAGGATGACGAGGCGTTCACCGACATGGGCTGTGTCCACGCCGAGGAGTACATCGAGCAAGTGAAGGAGCAAGCAGCATGAACGAGACAGACCTACAGATCTACGAGATGTATTTCGTGGACGGCATGAAAGAATCCGAGATCGCCGAGTCGATGGGCTTATCCCTTCTGACCGTGAATGAGGTGATCGCCGTGTTTGAGGACGTAAGGAAAAGCAGCATGAACACCAAACAAATCGACGCCATACGATGCGCTCAAGCAGATCTCATCGGTGCATACCAAGCATTTAAACGAGGCGACCTCTATGCCCATGACTGGAAGGCACACTTGTTGACTATCGAGGAGTTGACCGAGGCGTTCGCGGATATCGTCGAGCCGTACAACGAGGAGGACGAGGTATGAACGACGAACAAATCTACTGGTATGCCCGTGGATATCACGACGGGCGGGTAGTGGGGGCAGGGGTGGAGGAAGGATTGGACGCCATCGGAGACGATGCTGATCGCGGTGCTAATCGCGTGGCCTACAAACAGGGGTACGACGTTGGGGTTTCAGATTACTGCGACCTCGATATGCCAACGGGAGCAAACCGATGAAACTCATCGCGACTAAGACATTTAAATCCTCTCTCATCATGGAGGGATCATGGGGTGAGCAGTCTCTCGGTGAGCATGAGAGCGTGATGGAGTTGTATCTAACCGAGGACAAGACCCGAGGCTTCATCGAGTGGGATGTACCGGAACTACAGGAGTTGACCGAGATCGGTCTGTGGTTTCAAACGCATGGGGGCAAGATGATGTTGACCGATTACGACGGCGTGTTCTCTCTCCCGTACGAGGCCATCAAGATGCTAGAAGAAACGGGCGTGTATGTGGGTGCGGAATTCAAATGAGATAGACAACCTCAAAAGATTAGATTAGATTCGGAACGTAACTTACATTTCACTACAGGAAAGCAATCATGAACAAAGATCAAAATTGGTGGGAAGACCAAGACCGTGATGACGCTTGGATCAAGCAGCAGGGAGAAGAACTGCAACGCTACGACGAGGAGAGCGACGAGCCTATCTATGCTGACGGGTTCGATGATGCACTCCTAGGTTTGGGTGTGCAGTTCAATCAGCGCGTAGCCATCTACGACTACGACAAGTGCCTCGACATTCTAGAGAAGAGCGGGATGCCGCCCGAGGATGCCATCGAGTACATGGAGTACAACGTGCTAGGCGCGTACATGGGTCGCCGCACTCCGGTGTTCTTGAGCAAGTACATCGAGCGTAAGCCCAAGCGTGTGCGCTCCCAGATCACAGGCCAGTTGGAGTTGGACTTCGGAGACAAGCCATGAAGGACATCACATCAGGCGTGTGGGATCGCGGCACATGGGAGAAGGTCGAGTGGGACTTCTATCACTTGATCGCCCAAAAGAAATCTTCGTATCAGGGCTTCATCAATGCGCGGTATGAAGACCTAGTAGCGGTGTTCGGTGAGCCTCGCGAGTGCTACGACGGGAAGGTGCAGGTCGAGTGGCTCTTGGCCTTTTACGATCCTGAAGAGGATAGGTATATCGCTGCGTCGATCTACGATTGGAAGATGACGCCGATGTATTGGAGAGATGGCGCGTACTACGGATGCACACCAGAGATGATCACCACATGGCACATCGGCGGGATGGATTTAAATGCTGTGGACTGCATCAAGTCCGTGTTGGCTAGAGAGGTGAGGGCTGCGGCATGAAGCCTGACATTTACAAACTGATTGAGAAGTGCGTTGAGGATGGTGTCGCTTATGGGATACACCGAGCCTACAAACACAACGACACGCCAACGCCAGAGCAGATTCAAGAAAAGA